TATCTAATATCAGCTGCTTAAGCCTGCTTTCGAAGCATTGGTAGCGATAAGTTCTTCAGCTCTGTCTGCATACCATAAAAAGAACTCTGCTACCTTTGTAGCTCTCTTTTCCAACTCTTCACCAAAATACTCTGGTGTTGAATCATACATCTTGACACCATTCATAATGCCCATAAAACTCAGTCTCGGTCTTATCTGAGACTGATCTGGCTCGGGATTTCGTTCTACATACATGTACTTTGTCTCCCTTTCAAGTTATTACATCCTATGTCTTAATACTTGTCCTTTAAGACACAGATTCTTAAGTTACAAGGTCGGCCGACCATTCCCCCCCCTGCCGGAGTCGGACCGGCAGTACACCATAGGGGTAAATTTAATTTCTTCTAAAATAAATTACTTTCTTATCACATTTTTTCTAAATTTTTCTTTCCCTTGAAATATTTACGTCGCTATGATAGAATGCATTTAATATTTCAAAGGAGAAATGTATGTTAGGACTAATTGCTGATATTACTGGTATACTAAGTTTCATTATGTCTATTGCTATATTTTTCGTATCACATAGTCTTTTACGCGATATGGCAAAACGTCAACACGATTATAATTCCAAACGAATTGACATTCAGTCTGATTTGATTGCACTCAGAGATAACATATGGAAAGATCATTTAGACAACCTAGAAATTCGAAGCCGTCTACGCCAAGCTCTCTATTCGTATCGTAATCAATACTGGTTAATTGCATTTCCGTTTCGCCTGTATCACATACAATGTAGCTTGCATTATATAAAAGGTCCTATAAAGCCTAAGAACAAAGAACGGCTTTGTAATCATATAGATTACTTAATAGGCAACATGGATAAGGAGGAAATAATTAAAAATGGATAACAACTTGCTTCTTGAGAAACTAATAAAAATGACAAAAGATAATTCTCTTTGTTGGGTACGATATTGTCAATCTCAAATTGAATTAAAACCTCTTCCTCCATCTCCATTGGATGATGGGCCGTTCAATATAGCAAATTCGTTTGCTCTGCTTAGTAAGGGAATAGATACCGAAAACAGTTATGTTTGCCACTATAATCAGGGTTATTTCTTTTTGCTACTGTATGACACTCTTTTACAGAATTCCCTTACATTACGTGTCCAAACTGATAGTGCCGAATATTCCCGAATATATCTATCTACGTCAGATACTGATGATGTTAATGTTGTAGCCCAGCTAAAACGCTTATACAACTTAATTTCTTCTCATGAATCAACTCAAGACGTAGACAATTTCATAAATTCGTTTATTAATGGCGAATAAATTCATTTACAAAGGCATCTACTTTTTTTTGGCTATCAATTTCCTTAGACAGTTCTTCTGGCTGTCTAAGGATTTTTTCTGCCATTTGCATTACTTGCTCATTCATTTCATGTTTTAGGTTTTGGACTTCTTTTCTGCATTCAGTAATTTCCTGTTCTAAAAGCATGATACGTTTTCTTGATAACCACATTACTGTTTTTCTATGCTCCTTTCTGCTCAGTTCCACTTATTGATCAACTTCGCTTGACTTTCCATCTCTTCTGCCTTATCCTCTTCTTACAGGCTGCTGCAACAGCCGAGTAATAATAAATAAGGAGTTCCCATGATCAATTCACCCGCTGACAAGCTATTAA